AGATGCTATAGTATTTGTTTCACATTGGCAACACGAACAATTCAGAAAAAACTTTCCACTAGAAGATGTTGACTGCTATGTCATTCAGAATGCTATACCAGAGTTTGATTGGAAAGACAAACCAAAAGATAAAATAAAATTAATCTATACATCAACTCCTTGGAGAGGTCTACATATTTTAGTAGAAGTTCTAAAAAATATTAATAGATCTGACATTGAAGTTGATATATATTCTGGTACGTCAATATACGGACCGGGCTTTGCAGAACAAACAAAAGGTAATTTTGATTGGATATATAATAATATAAAAGAACTTGGATACAACCATGTCGAATATGCTCCAAATTCTGTAGTAAGAGATGCAGTACAAAACGCTCATATACTAGCTTATCCATCAGTTTTTGAAGAAACCAGTTGTCTTTCGGCAATAGAAGCATTATCTAGTGGATGTAAAGTAGTTACGACTAACTATGGAGCACTTTATGAAACTTGTGGAACATGGGCTGACTATGTTCCACTTTGTAATAAATTAGTTGATAGATATTCTAAATTATTGAATAATGCTATTGACAAATATTGGGATAATTATCATTGGCGTAAAAGCCAATATAATTATTATTTAAATCATTGGTCTTGGAGTACAAGACAACAACAATGGCAACAGCTAATTAACGAGGTAACAAATGGCTGAAGAACAAAAGCAAATGATCACAATCAACGATAAAGAATATGCGATTGAGGATCTAACAAGTGATGAGCAAATGATGCTTGCACAGATTAATAATCTTGATGGCAAGATTGCAAATCTAAATGCAGAGATGGGTCAGCTTCAGGCTGCACGTCAATTCTTTGTAAACAATCTATCTGCTTCTGTGGAAGCAGAGGATAACGTTGCAGAAGAACTCGCTGAAGAGTAATGCAAGGTTTTGTTGAAAGGTTCTTTTATTTAAAAAGAACCGGATTTGAGCTTGAACGGGCTTTAGATATTGGTGCTTATCGAGGTGAGTTTACTAATATTGTAAAGTCCGTTTGGCCATCTTGTCATGTGCAGCAATTTGAAGCTGATAAGCGCAATAAACAGTATCTGCAATCAGATGCCGTCTTTGAAGTATTAGGCGATCAAGAACAGCTGACCAGTCTATATAGTATTGCTGATACCGGTTGGGGTTCAACGACTGGTACTTCTATATTTAAAGAGAACACTGAATTCTACAAGAATGCAAACACTGAATTTAGAGATATGAAGACTTTAGATTCCGTTGTTGATATGTCTGGGGATTGGTCCAAAGGTCTGGTTAAGATTGACACTCAAGGTTCTGAGATTATTATTCTTAAAGGCGCAAAGAAGTTTTTAGAACAAAAGCCAAGATTTATTCTGCTCGAATGTTCGTATATCGAATATAATGAAAAAGCACCTTTGATCACAGAGGTGTTTAACTACATGAATTCGATCGGTTATAAACCAATAGATATTTTAGAAAATTCTTATTCAGAATATAAACTTATTCAGAGCGATTGGTTGTTCGAACTCTTATAAATAGTGATAACTAGTTAGAAGAGGTTTTAATATGGCTAAGGTAAAATTTCCTAGTAGCAAATCATTAAATCAAACAATCACCACGAACAACGTTTCTTACAAGTGGGATGGCCGTAAATGGAAAAAACTTGCCATTGAGACACTGGATGCTGCTAATCTAACCAGTTTAGATACTGAGATTACAACTGCTCTAGAATCTACCACTGCTGTTCCAAACTCAGTTATAAATGTCACTACGGCTAACAACAGCGTATACAAGTTTACAGGAGACGGCTTTCCAACAGAGTCAGGAAATAATCCAGACATGTACTTTGAACGTGGAAAGACTTATGTAATTAATAATTCATCATATTCTTCTCATCCATTAGCAATAAGAGTGTCAGACGGAGGCTCTGCTTATACATCTGGTGTATCTGGTGCTAGTACTGTCAAGGTTACATTTACTGTCCCTATGGATGCTCCAGACTCTCTTGTTTATCAATGCACCAGTCACGCAGCAATGGTTGGAAATATTTACGTAACCGGCAAAGCAATCAAAGGATATGCAATTGAAGTTGTTGCATCCCTGCCAGGTTCACCAGACGCTAACACAATCTACTTTGTAACAGGATAGTAATATGACTAAAATAGCCACACAAATGCCAGAATCTAATGTTATTGAAGTAAAAGAAGATAAAGTATATGCTTTTCTTGTATATGAAGTCCAGTTTGACAATGGATTGGTGGAATATCATAGAGTGTACAAACACATCAGTGATGATACTAGTTTGTCATATGATAGTTTAATGTCTCTCGTTGATTCTGCTTCAAACGTATATGCAAGTGAGCTGGAGCAAGAATAATGGCAACATATTGGATTGATCCTTATATCGACACCCCCATTGGTGGTATTCATGGAACTACAGATACAACAACTCGCAGTGGATCTTATTCAGCTCCTTGGGGTATGGATGATATTTTTGCAGGTAGTGCTCAAACTGCTATAAATGGAACAACTCTTGCAAGTGGTGATGAAGTAAGATTCAAGGGATTATCACTTTCAAGTTATTATTATAACATTGGAACAACTGGGAATAAAATTCCAATTAATGGTGCCACCACAAACGGTTTGGGATTTGATGGTTCAACATATCAAAGCAATGTTAATACAATGAAAAACGTTATTAATAATGCTGGCGAGAAAACCTGTCCAATAATTATCCATGATCCAGATTTAAACGGAACATTTAAATGGGTATTAAATAGTACTGCTGAAACTTTTTTTAACACTGCTGCTTCATACGACAATTACATTCCATTTAGTATGAATCAACAGAGTAGTTTGTCAGGGTATATTAGAGCTTTAATTGGAATTGGAACTTCTAAGGGCATGGAGATTGCATTTATTGATCCAGATTATGTATATACACACTCAAGTGGTTATTATTGGTTGTGCATGCAAGTACCCACTGGTGTTACATTTACAGATGGTTGGACTAGCTCTACTGTTAGAGATGGCGTAACTCTTTTGATTGTTAAAGACAGCAATACAAGTAATACACCTGTATATTTTGGCCAATATTATAATAATGACTCATATAAAGCTACATTTGATTTGCAAAATACTCATATGTTGTGGTATGATAAAAATTGGTATGCTACGTACAAAAAACCATACATATACATGAGACGTATAGACGAAACAACCCCATTTAAACTTGGGGGTTGGTCAATGAACACTCAAAACGCTTGGGGTTATTGGTATAGAAATCAAGCGTCATGGGATACTGGCGGGGAAGATTATACCATCGATATTGGTAATTTCTGTCATGGAAGATACTTTTTTTGGTCAGAGACCGGATACACAAACAAACATCCTAGAATAAGAATAAGAAATTATTTTTATGGGCAAGGGGCGTACATTAATGGGGGAAGGTATAATTATTATTTTGGAAATATGTTTCAAAATGGTTATTATTCAGGAAACTCTATGCTTTATGAAACGGGTACGTCTGCCCTAAACACTTATACTGTTTTAGATAGTGCGCATATGTACGTGTATAATAGCAATACGAACGGTTTTGCAATTGAAACGAGCTCATTAACAATAGGAAACAATGTTACTTTTGCATCTGATCAGCCAGCAAAATATCCTGGATCTGGTACGACACCATTATATGTAGCTACTAAGGCAAATACTCAAAACCCTTATTTTTCCGACTTAACCTCTGGCAATTATTTTAACATCGCGCCTCAAAATTGGTATGACACTTATTATCCTAAATCTCAATACAATAATAATAACTTAACAAACTATGGCTATGGTTTATGGTTTAACCAGCTAGGAGTTTTGCAATGTGATAGTAGTTATGAAAATATCAACAGCAGATTACAAATTCACAAATATGCATATATTAACAACAGTTATTTTAATAATGAAAATTATACGTTTTTAAAGAACACATATGATAATAAACCAATAATGATCTGGCCTGAAACTTCAACGACAGCTAACAATGTGGTGCCTTGCTTACTTAGCTATAATGATAGTAGTGATATGATTGTTAGATGCACTAATTATTCAGTCGCAACCAGTAAATGGTTCTCAAAATCATTTATCTTTGATACCCCAGAACTTACAGGTACTGATACTTTAAACTTTAGTATAAACATAAGTAAAACAGCCAATTTATTAACCAATCCCCAAGTGTATTTGTGGAATTATAGAAATAATGATCACGGAAATAGAATCACCGCAACTTTAAATCAAAGTGGTAACTTACTTACATATTCAAAAGCTATCACTGATTTTGATTCAGATATAAATTTTATAGGTTGTTTTATCAATTTAAATAATTATAGTGGTTCAACCGTTGCTGATTACTATAGAATTCAACCTCCAACGATTACAGCAACATAATGTCATTAAGAGTAACTCCATTTGGTATTAATAATACAGGGCTGGTTATAGGCCCATTTGGTTTTATTGGCGATGGTACTGCTCCTGCAGGTGACCCCCCTTCTGGAGGTGGTGGGGGTGGAGGTGGAGGTGGATCCACTGAAGTTTATCTTGGATCTTCAGCATTTAGTAGTGTCAGCATTGGTTCGACGGCTGTTTCTGCAATCTATGTCGGTAGTACTCTAGTGTGGGGTTCTTAACCTTATAAATAGAGGTAAGATATTAAAGGATATAAAATATGGCAATTACTAGCAGGGACGAATTTATTGATTATATAAAAAGAGACCTAGGTGATCCAGTTATAGAAATCAATGTCGAAGAACAACAGATGGAAGATAGGGTTGATGAGGCCTTAGCATACTGGAGAGAATTTCACTCTGATGCAGTTCACAGAACTTATATTAAACATCAGATGACTGCAACTGATATTGCTAATCAGTATATCACTGTTCCTTCTGATGCTCTCCATGTAATTAAAATGTTTAGTATAGGATCTAATCTGACATCCTCCAGAAACTTTTTTGATATTAAGTATCAGATGCACCTGAATGATATTGCCGATATTCACACGTATATAGGGGACTTAGCATATTATGAACAGATGCAGCAATACCTATCATTACTAGATCAAAGATTAACCGGATCCCCACAGGTAAACTTCGCACGTCGTCAGAATAGGCTTTATATTCGAGGCGACATCGACGATAAAGATATTCAAGAGGGCGATTATATTGTACTAGAAGCTTATGTCTACATCGATGAAAGCACTTTCACCCAGGTGTGGGAAGACATTTGGCTAAAAGAATATGCAGTTGCAGTAGTTAAAAGACAGTGGGGCTCGAACCTTATGAAATTCGAAGGTATGCAGCTTCCAGGCGGAGTACAGATTAACGCAAGAGTTATCTACGAAGATGCTATAAATGAAATAAATCAGTTAAGAGAAAGAATTAGACTAGAATACGAACTTCCAGTAGATTTTTTCGTGGGATAGGTTATGGCCACTAATTTTTATTTTAGCCCAAAGGTAAGATCGGAGCAAAATCTATACGAGGATTTAGTAATAGAATCCTTAAAGATGTATGGTCAGGATGTTTATTATCTTCCAAGGGATATAGTAAACGAGGATAGAATTTTAGGCGACGATGTTCCGTCAAGATTTAACTCCTCCCACCGTATTGAGATGTACATCGAGAACATAGAAGGATTTGGTGGTGAGGGAGATCTGTTTACTAAGTTTGGAGTTGAGATAAGGGATCAGGCAACTTTTGTGGTTTCTAGGAGAAGATGGACGCAATTGGTTGCCCGGCATGATAACGAGGTTCAGAGTGTAAGACCTTTCGAGGGTGACCTGATCTATTTACCATTGTCTAATAAGTTATTCCAAATAATGATGGTAGAGCACGAAGAACCATTTTACCAGTTAAGTAATCTTACGGTATATAAATTACGTTGTGAGCTATTTGAATATAATGACGAAGACTTTGATACTGGTGTGGAAGCAGTTGACGATATTGAAGAAGAATACGCATATACATACCTATTGACTTTGGATAGTGATGGCGCTGGATTTACTGCTGGCGATATGGTATATCAAGATTTGGCAGATAGCGTAACTATGTCTGGTGAAGTTGTTAGATGGAATCCGAATACCAATATATTAAGTCTTGTCCATATTGGAGCAAATGATGGTAAATATCACGAATTTGCAGCAAATAAAGTAATATATCAATTATCTTCTGACGGCGAGAAAACTAACAATGTTCTATTGTCATCTGTGAGCGAAGATAATAAAATATCCCAAAATGAACAGAATAATGATTTCGAAACCGCTGCAGACGGCTTCTTGGATTTCAGCGAATCTAACCCCTTCGGAGATCCTAGCTAATGATTGGGTTTAAAACATATATATCAGAGGGTATTAAGCTAAAGCTTATCCGCGGTAGATCACAGGATGTACTGAAAATGTGGAATAAAGGTGACAGTAAATGGGTAGAACTAAGGGGTAAACCTGGATTCGAGACAAGATATGATCCAAAAGATCCTTTACATAAAGCAATATCTGCTTTAGGTAAATCTGCAAATATATCGGATTTTGTGAATGGTAATGAGGTAAGTATAAACCCAAGACACCCTGATGGTAAGAAAGCACTAGCAACTATTAAGAGAT